CGAGGTTCGTTTCCGAGGCCGCCACTCTCCGCCCTCTACATGGTTTGTTGTACGATCATTTGTCGAAGCAACCATGGCTTTTAAGAGGGGAGATCACGGCTGATAAGCTGCGAAATGCGGGTTTTAACCGCGCGAGGGATGAACCTCTCACCAGTGGCGACTATAAGTCTGCCACCGACAATCTCTCGATCGAGGTCGCAGAGACAATCCTTGACGTTGCTTGGTCTAGTGCCAAGTACGTGCCAGCTTCCGTCTTCCGGTATGCTATGGCCGCTCAACGGCCATCGCTTTCCTATGAGGACGATGAAGGATTGGTCTCAACCTTCGTACCGACTCGTGGCCAGATGATGGGAAGCTATCTTTGCTTCCCATTACTGTGCCTCCAGAACTACATCGCGTTCAAATACGCTGAGTATGTCTCTGGAGTCGAGGGGACTCCGGTCCTGATCAATGGAGATGATATCCTCTTCCAGTCCGAGCTGTCGTTCAGCAAGGCCTGGATGGGGATTGTCGGGGACTTAGGTCTCGAAGTGGAACCTACAAAAACGTCGGTAAGCACAGAGTACGGGAGTCTTAACTCCACTCTACTCCGTTGGGCCTCTCAGGGGCTTGATGTTGTCAAGACGATTCGTATGGGGATGCTAAGAGAAGTTGCCCATCCTGCAAATTTGGGGACTACCGCGAATTCTTTCGCAAGGGTAGGTCCTCGTAATACCTGGCTATTGAACTTTGAAGAGTTCCTAAGCTGGCATGCCAAAACCATCTATCGATGGCGCTGTGTTGCTAGTGACATGGGTTTTACGGGCCGTCTTGCGCTTCGCGCGTGGTCTCGCTTCAGGGGTGGGAGGTTGTTGTGGAGAGATGACGTTCTCCACCAGATGAAAATTGATCGACTTCCAGCAGCTCATTGTCCTCATAACATTGTTATGGGCTCTGAGGAGTTTGTCACTGTTCCTGATGATTCTGTTTCTAAAGAACTCAAAAGGGACACCGCGGTCTGGATGGCGTCGAGGAAGTGGGAGCTCGGGAGGGAGTATACCGTCCGCAAACAGGGTAAAGTGGTTTCTGAGCGTGCTAACGCTACTCGGATTCCTGACCTGTTGCAGAGTTGGAAGACTCCAGCCCGGGCTTTGAAGGAGGCCTCTTCGGAGGTGATGAGGAGGCGTGAATGGTACTGGAGCCACAAGGTAAATGTTCCTGTCGGATTCCCCGCGAGGGGTCTTCTTCCGAGGGATAGACCTAGTGTCAGTATCTGGAGATGGGTGCCTTTGAGGCGAACTTGGTGGCGCGACAGCGTCCGTCGTGAGGGGGTTCGTATCCCCAAGGTTCTTTGGGAGGAGTTACATCCTCCTCTTGATCCTTTTTCATCTCGTGACGACGTTGTTGGCAGCCTGATCAAGGCCAAAGACGGTGGTATTTTTTCTTCAGTCTACCTCGCTCTCAAGCAGACTGGAATTGAATCCATGGTTGGACAATTTTTCGCCCAAGCGGGCTGTGAATGAAGAGGCATTTCGCCTCCCGTGAAAAAGAGAAGATTTTTTTATGGGTTTTAATGAACGGCTGTATTTTGTTGCCGGTTAGTAGAGCGGTGTGTCCTCTAAGGGACCAGTCCGCCAATGGCCTTCGCGGTTGGGAAGGGAGGTCTATGATCCTCCTCGTCTTCGGACCCACGGCGGCAAACAATGCAGTAACAAAAGAAAAAAGTGAACTCCGGTCCCAGGTCAGCTACTTAAATGACCACATGTCCTTCTTGAAAGGGCAACAACGGGGCGCATCGATCACCTACCTTGGTAGGCAGAGATTAAGGAAGTCCTCGTCGGGGGTCCTAGTGGACCATGCGAAGCACCTAGATGTGCGCGTAGCAGATACCCCGTTAGTGAGGAGGGACTTTGAGTTGTTTTTTGATTACAGAGATCTGTATTAGATTTTTTTAGTGGACGTAGGAAATGATTGGCGTTGGGCCGACATTTTTGAACCACCCTTTACG